AGTGCCTGCAACTACTACGCCTTCTACAATTCTTGCAGTAATCGTGATGTCCTTGGCTTCTGTTGGTTCATTGCATAACTGGCAAATAACTGTATCAACCATAGGAATGTCTTGAACATCAACCCATCCATCTACTGTATGAATCTCTGCATATCCCATTATACTCTCGCTTTCTGGGGTTCCCATTTGCCATTGCTACCGATGTTGTACCAAATTGGAGGACATTGATCCATGCCACCAGTCTGCCCTTTAGACTGACATGTCATGCGACCCCATTCCTTATTGTTTTTTGCACTAATTCCAGTCTGCCATACCATGTCGCCATGAATACATGAAGGAACATCTAGTTGTGTATTCACAATCTCTGCAATTACTGCCTGCTCCTTAAAAGATGTGTTCCAGTAATCTACATCAACTGGCTCTTTAACTATTTGTAAAGCTGGATGATTAGGTGCAACCTTGGTCATTTCTTCTCTGCTAGGACGCTTTCCTTTAGGAGCATAACCCGCATTTGCAAGTGCTCTGCCAATAGCAGATGTCTCGCAATTCTCCAATGCAGAAGTCTGATTGACCCCGCGAGTGCTAACCGTTTCTTCAGCGTACCCTGTCGCCCATGCGATGCTATCTTGGCTAGTCTTATAGAGATATGCCTTAACAATATATCTACTAGCTTCCACAACTTCCAACTCAGTGCTAATACGAAAATCTGGATAGTCCTTAATAAACTTTTCAAGTCTCACCTCTACTGGTTCGTAATCGGCTAAATTAAACATAGAGTGCATTCTCCTCTGTCTTGAGTTGTCCAGCGATTGCTAGATAACTGGCTCCATCAATCCATGAATCGACTCTTGATCCATCTTCGATTGTCCTTGCGATTTTGACCAGCGATAAGATAACTGCGACTTGGTAATCTTCCACTGGCATTTCAAGGTAGGCACTAATAAGTCTGGCTGCTCTAGCCATATTGTCACTAGGGTGACCGTAAGCGAGTCCTCTGTCCGAGTAAAGGTCGGTGGCAGAACTAAGTATCTCTGCATGTTTCATTCTTGCCAGAAATCTGCTCGATTGACTGCTCTGCCTTTGTGCCAGCCATCGCGATGGCCACGATCATAAGCCTCTTTATAGGCAGATACTGCCATTACAATAAAACTGATAGCTGCACCAATAAGGCAGATAATCAGCAACTTCTCATTATTTGTCATTCTGTACCTATCTGTAGCAACGCCCTTGGTTGCTTACAGGATTAGTGTTGCATAGAGTCCAGACTAATTAGCGGACATTTTGATAACGAAATGGTAACAAATCTGACTCGTCAATCATAGTGTCTATAGTGCGTATAACATCAAGCGTAAAGTCGTCCATATAGGGTAAATGACCCATCCTTATTTATAGGCACTAGCATCGGGCTAACGCGGTCTCCGTGTGTTTCAATGACTGCCACGCTCATCTGCCAATTAGCGCTTCCAGCCTTCAAATAAGAGGCTTTCTTCTTGTCCATGACATTTCCTGCCTCTAAGCCCCAAAGAGTCCTGTATGAGGCTCCTATGCCCTCTGTGAAGGCACTAATGCCTGCTCTGTGCGTGTGACCACAGACCACAGACTTGCCGAACTTCTTAGCCAGACCTAGAGCTGTAAGTCCAGCATTGGAGTTCATTGATCCTTCATCGCCATGGACTAAGACCCATCCCTTATGAAACTCGAATGGTCTTTTATGGAAGCGGATTCCGAGTCCAGCGAAGTCCATAAACTTTGCGTATTCCAGTTCTGGTAATCCGATGAGGCTAGGTGCGCGTAATAGTGTGTGGTATAGGCGGTCTGTGTGATTGCTCCGAGTGACATCTGTTGTGCCGAGCTCATAGAGAATATCCTGCGCAAGGCTTCTGTCAGCATCTAGCGTACCTTCCCACTCTAACTTAGTACCCTGCGCCCAGCGCGACTGAGACTGCATGTCCAACTCGTCACCTGTATTTAGGATGAGGTCGAACTTCTCCCGTTTTACTAACTTGATAAGATTCTTTACAGCTGCTTCGTGATGGTACGGGATTTGTAAATCCGATATAACAAGATAGCGGGCTTTAATCATCGTCCTCATCTTCGTAGTTGCCGAACTTCTCTGGATCGACAGGGTGAGGCAATATCCAAGCAGGGTAAGAACCAGTATCAGTAATCATAAATAAGGCTAGACCTTCGTTAAAGCCAGCCTTGCGTAGTGATTTGTAATACTCATGCAATCCGATGCAGTAAGCATCCAGTGCAGAGTAACCTTGATCCTCTAGCTCTTTCGCTTTTCTTGCCATAGCAGAATGTTACCTGTCTAGTAAGATGTTATAGATTTCATCGACTCGTGTGTTGAGTCTTTTAATCTCAGATAAGAGATGCGTAATGACATAACCAGACAGACCACCGACTATGGCCAGTGTTGCTATGTATAGCGTAAAAAAGTCAGATTGTGTCACTTTTTAGGAGTCGCATATCCAAAGACACCAGCTAGAACAGCCCAAAGAACTGCGCGATAGTCAAGTGCAAAGTTAGAAGCAGCCCAAGCTGATAGGAATGCTCCAGCAGTGAGGACAAGAGGGTTCTTCATGTTCATTAGTTTCCGCCTAACATAGGTATCGAATAAAACTCACCCAGTAAGTCAGCTTCTTTCTTAAAGCTGACATGCATGTGGTGAGTGTGTTTGTTAGCCCCTGTGTATTTGCGCCACTTCCAGTTAAGGACGGGAGACGCAATCCTGCCGTTAAAAATAATGTACGAGATGCGCTTTTCTGCCTTAGACTTGCAACTGATTCGAAGTTGATCTGCAAGGTCTGGCATGATATGCGGCTTGACTCCTGCACCGAATAAGTCTGCGTCAATGTCAATGGCACGAACCCAACCTTGCTCATCTGGATTATGATCAGACTTGCGAGCAGCGTGTCGGGTATCACCGACCCAACCATCCGATGCCCTATCACGATCTGGGAAGGAATCATCTAACTGCTCTCTTAATTGAATAGCAGCTTTAGATAACTTTGGTTTCATTAGCCAAGTAAAAGTTTCGCTTCATCGGCAGTAATGCCAAGTTTAGCCAACAGCGCAGCCTTGTTTGATTCTGCTTTTGCATCTTGCTCAGCTTTCCAAGCATCATACTTAGCAAATCCAGCAGTAAATTCTTCTTTAGTTATTGCAGCGGATTTTCCGAACCAATTTATAGAATCGTAATCGTCCGCATAAATTGTGTATTGGATTTCTGGGCATAACATTTCTAAAACTTCTCCACCTGTTGCCATTTATCATGCTCCAATCTCTAGTAAGAAAATACGACAAGGCGCGACTGAGCCTGCGCCTGTCCAGTTAAAAATTACATTTCGCAAATCAACTGCGGCTGCTACTTGTATTTTGTAAGTAGTGCTTGAGGTAGTAGCTGGTGAATCCAAATACATAAAAGCAGGCATATTAGCTCGACTTTGAACTCCTGAGTTTGTATAAAAAGCCCAACTTAAAACCTGATTTATTGTTGTGGCACCTCTGAGCAATCTTGCATTTACTGCAGTTTCTGTGCTAGCGGTTGAGGTTTTGCCTGCATTTAACACACCTAAAACAAAAACTTTAGAACTAGCAGATGAAGGTGTAATGCTTGCCGATAGTCCTAAATCTGAATAAGCATCACTTGTCGTATTTACTTCCGTTGAAAATGACGCTTCCACAACTTGCAAAACTTTTCCGCCACCTGCAGCAGCAGCCCATTTTAATCCAGTTGCTGTGCTTGAATCTGCTGTCAGGACTGTGTTATTTGCACCAACTGCTAGACGAGATACTGTATCGGCTGCCGTTGCAGCAATAATGTCTCCCTTAGCATCAACAATAGATTTAGGAACCATTGTTGCCATTGTTGCATCAGCAGCATCGCCTAGACTTTCGATGGCTACTGCACCATCCTTAACTAAGTCGGTACTGGTTGGTACAGGCCAACCATAATTGGGAGTTGTTGTTGCCATTAGGTTAGAGCTCCGATCGCTTTAGTCCATTGTAGTGTAGCATTTACGCCACTCCAAAGGGTATTGGTTGGGATTACTGTCGCCCATGTTGGGGCAATAAGTGAGAAATCTGTAGGTGAGACATAGATAGTGGCATCAACATAATTTGGAGTCGCTGCAAGTGAAATGCCCTCTACAAAGCCTGAGAAGTACCCCTCGAACATGTTGAAGGGTAGGTTAGTAATAACTACTGGCTCGCCAAAGAACAGGTTGATAAGGTCGTCTAGCTGGGCAGATGGCATTGTAGGGTTATCGAGTCTAAAAGTAATCTGGTCAAGCTGTGTTCTAGGAGTTGCGCGAAGTGCCAAATCTCTATCAATAATATCTTCAATGTCTGCTGTATGGCGGATGTTAGAATCAAATGACCTCTGATAGCGACCATAGGTAGAAATAGAGGCATCGTCTGTGGCCGAATAAGTGCTGCCATAATCATTGCCATAGCGCACAATTTCGCTGTTACGAATCTTGCCAATTTGCAGGATGGACTTAACGCTGGATGGAGTTGCGTAATTGCCATCTAATTGAGTTGAACCATTTGCTGCTAAGTAGTTGCTTCTATGATCCGCATCGGCATATGAGATTCGCCCCTGTTTGTCCTCGTACAGCGTTCCGAGTGCGCTGTCTGCTATCTGCGTCACTAAGGTCTGCGTGTTGCGCTCTGATGCACTGAGATTATCCATCTCATACAGCCCAGCATCGATTTCACCTAAGCCCACATTCTCAGCATTAGCCCATGTGGTAGTAGGGTCATAGTTATACCACTGAAGGGAAGGTGCTACTTCTTGCCATTGGTTCTCCAATAAATCTGACAAGATAATGCGGATTTGCTCACCATCTAGGTCATGAGCTACTGCTGCTGTGTAAATGGCTTTAGGTAATTTAGCCAATGCGCCTACTGCAAGGATTGAGCCAATCGTGACAAAGCCAGTTTCTTCTGGGCTTCTGACTGAGGTTCTAAAATCTGAAACTGTGCCACCAAATACAGGCACATATACACCAGCACTGTCTTTAAGTTCCAAGCTAAGGGAATCGGTTACATCAATGTCAAAAAGAGCATTGGTAGAGTTAATAATGTCCATGCGGGCATAACCTGCTTGGCATTGCCGATCAATATCAATGCGACCTATGGTGACATTAACGGAAGTTACATTTGTATAAACAGTAGTGCCTACTGTAATACGCCATTCTGGAAGCCATGTCATATTGGTAGAAGCAAACTCGATGTTCCACGCTGGACAGCTTGGCGAATGACATCTTCAACAGCGCGGGCTATTGTTTCTGGGTCTCCAATACCTGTATTTACATTTGTGTTAATGGTTACGCCTGCTGGCAGTTGATTACCTGTACCGCTTGTTCCTAAACCAACTGTTGATGGCATCGAAGTAGTAGTTCCGCCATTTGAAGTAATACCAAGAGATTTGTTAGTTGCCCCTACAAATGGTACAAAACCACCAAGTGCTGCTTTTTGTGCTGAACCTAAAGTATTAAATGCTGAAGCTGCTGAACCAGCAAAAGACTTAAAATAACCTTCAAGCGTATCTAGTTGCGCCTTGACAGACATGAAGTTCCAGTTTTTGAATATATCGTCTAGAGGCTTAATGCTTGCCAATGTAGTAACTAACTTCTCGGTATTCTTTTGAGCCTCATCTAGCATTTTGGTGTATTTATCAATTTGGCTGATGTTTTCATCTTCAATAGCTTGCATGAGCTTGAGACGAATACGATCTTCTTCTGAAATCTTGCCCTTGAGAGCAGCTTCAATCTGAATCTTCTGGATGTCAAAGATTGACTTGGCCTTAGCCAATTTTAACTGTGCAGTGTTAATTTTAAGATTTTCTTTGGCAATCTTGTTTTCAGTAGTTGCTGTTGATTTATTAAGGTTAGAGCCAGATTGGATGGGTTTTTTAGAGGATGTGCTTAAAGTGACTCCAATTTGTTTGCCAGCAAAACCAAAAAAGATACTTTTACCAAGGTCTTTAACATTTTTAATAAGTGATGGAATGGCTCCTATAGCAGTACCAGCAGCTAGGGTTACTCTGTTAAAGCCACCCGCAAGTGTTTCCAAGAAGATTGTGGCATCGCTTGCTTCTGTTCCACCGCTTGCGCGAGATAAAGCATCAACAAAGCCTTTACCAATAAGTTCATTAGCTTTTCCTGTTGCAGTACTTAAAACATCCATTTTGTAAGAAGTTGTAGTTAGGTAATCTTCTGCTGCTCCAGCTGATCTCTTTAGAATAACTGACAAGATTTCATTGAAGGACAGTGTCGTAAGTTCAGCTTTTGTCAAACCTGAGTTGTATTTGACTAAACCTCTAGTAACTCCTACATAACCTTTACCCAAATCCTGTGTAACTGTGGCTAAATCAATGCCAGACGCTCGGCTGATAGTAATTGCATCATTAAGAAGTTTCTGGGATTGGGTTAATGAGCCAGTAGTAGTAAGCAAACCCTGAAACGCTGGACGGAGAATGTCGTCCGCAATTGCCGCTGAAGTTTCTAACTTATCAATGTAGTCAGCAATGGCAGGATTAGCGAAGCCAATGCCTAGATTTTCTACTGCTCGGTTAAGTCTAAGGGCTGCTGCTTCATCCGCTGCAAATGCTTTTACTGCTGTCTTGCTAAATTGGACTAATGCCGTTGCGCCAAATGCAATACCAAATGTGCCTGCAAGTTTCTTGACATTGCTATTGAGTTTTCCTACAGCAGTATCGGCTTGCTTAAAGGCTTTATTGCCAGTGTATTCAGCTGCTAAGTTAATGACTACTGATGGATCAACTGCCATTATTTAACTCCCATAGCGTCATAGAACTTTAATTTAGATTTCTCAATAGCTTTAATAACTGCTGCGTTAGTCTGTCCGCCATCTTCTTTCCATGCTCTAAAGATTGCGCGACCTTTCATCTTGCCTGACCTACGACCTGCACCAGTCTGATTATTGGCATCTACTATCTGCCCATAATTATTCATCGCTTCGATAAATTGCGCACCTGCTTGCGGGTTATTGCTTTTAGATTGATTCTTAGTGCCAGAACGAATCATCTTGCCATAGTTGGCTTGACTCTCACGCACAACTTTAGCCATAGGAGCCTGCTCGCGACCATTAGGATTCTTGCGACCAGCAGTCTCATAAATAGCACCAGCAGCAG